CGATATGTGCTTCTTGACGCTCACCTTCAGAAGCAATTGCTTGAGCTAATTCTGGATCAAATTCAGAAATGGAAATATTGGCAAACATTAGCGGGGGTCCTATAAATTAGGGCTTTTAAGCCGTGCTAAGATTGCGGCATATTGTAGCATGAACTTTATAATTAAACAGAATGAAGTTAGCTCAGTTTTAAATAAAAATGGCTCAAGTTTTATAAAAAATGAGCCATTGTTTATAAATCAAATAAAAAGCTCGTTTAAAGCTTATATTTTAAATTTATCCATCGTTAACTTTAGCTTACAACAATATTAAAAAGTCTTTAAATATCAATAACTCTATTGAGCTGCCAGTAAAGACTGAACATTTCCAACAATATTATCTACATTACTGCTCATCACCGTGCCATGATCCCAGTTACCCGTCACATAGCTATTAATTTTAGTGCCTACGACAGTGGCATTAGATATCAAAATATCAGTAGCTACTTTCGGAACAGTTGTATCAGCTACCCCTTGATAAATAATAATCGGTGTCGTGACTTTTACTTGTAAGGGCTGCGAATCTTTATCTAAAAATGTTTTAACTAGCTGAACAGCCATAAAGTTAGGTTGTGTGCGTGTATACCCGTCCAGCGTTCCATTATGATCTGTAGCATACTTAGTCATACCTGCGCCAAAAGCTTGGCCCAATGGTCCAGAACAAATCGTTTCTGCTTGTGCGGCAATACTTGACACTTGTGAGGTAAAGACTTGTGAATAATTAAAGGCAGGTTGAGTGTTACGAATCCCCGCAGTAACTAAAGCCGTATAAGTATCAAGTTGAGCATACATTGATATCTTCTTATCTAGAGTTGCATTAGCAACAGATTGCTCTCCCGCCACTAGAATAAAGCCTAAATTAGAAGCAGGTGCTACAGCTACTGTACCTTTATAGTCTAGTTGTGCACGGCTCGCATATTGTGCAGCACCTAATGCAGCATGCCCACCCTGAGAATGTCCTATTGTTAACCATTTTTTTGAGGTCAATAAATTACGTTGTGATAAATAGTTACGTGCTGCAACCACGGCATCTGTAATAGAAAAAGCCTCACTTTTAACATTTAAAAAAGGATGTATGCCTGGTGTACCTAAACCTTCATAGTCAGGTGCGACCACAACATAACCTGCTGCTAGTAATTTACTAATTAAATCTTTTGTACTATCTGCTAAAGCTGCTTTACTTGGTGCGCAAGCATCTGCCACACCCGTAGTACCATGGGCCCAAACCACAATTGGCCAACCGCCTACTGGTGGTGGAGTGTTTGGTGTAAATACCAAACTGGTTGCCTGCACTTCTTGACCACTTTGACCCAACATTTTATAAGTCAAAATACTACTTTCTGCGGCAACTGATCCTAAGTTGGTGCTTGTGTAAGCCTCGACCTTAACGACTGGATTTTGAATATTATTGGTTGGAGTCCCAGATGGATTAGTAGGAGCTGGGCCATCATCACTACTCCCTCCTCCACAAGCGACTAAAAATAAACTCGTGCTAAGAACGCTCGTCATTAATAGGTTCATTTTCATTGGTATATCTTCCCTTAAATTCCATTTTTGTTTTGCTTTAGTTTTTTAATCAACATTTCCTAATGTCTTAAAAATATTTACGCCTAATCTTTATTTTCCGCAAGTTCTATTGGATGAAATTAATCTCTGAAAACTTTATTTTTAATATAAATTAACGTTCTCGCTACTCTCAGCCCTCACTTCATGTTTTAAAGTGGGTAGCCAACTGTTAACATTCTTGATTACTCGTGATTGATTAAAGGGCCAGTTATGCAAACCATTATTTTAGATACAGAAACACATACACTAAATGGTTTGCCTATTGAAATTGCGTATGCCCCGATTGAAATTAATGAAGGCAAGCTCACCTTAGATAAAAGCAAATTGTTCGATCAGCTCTATCAAGTCGGTCCCCCTATTTCTTACGCGGCTATGGCAGTTCACCATATATTAGAGTCAGATTTAGAAAACCAGCCCCACTATAAAACTTTTAAATTGCCAGAGACTACAACTTATATTATTGGTCACAATATTGATTACGATATTGCCGCGATTGCTCGTTGTGGTGTGGATGTATCGAATATCAAACCGATTTGTACTCTAGCTTTAGCGCGCAAAACTTGGCCTGATGCAGAAGCGCATAATATTTCTGCACTCATCTATATGATTTCTCAAGGTAGCAGTAAAGCTCGAGAATTGCTCAAAGGTGCGCACCGAGCCGATGCGGATATTATTTTGACTGCTAATATTTTGATGCATATTGTCTATCATTTAAATATTCAAGACATTGAAGAGCTTTACCGAGTTTCTGAAGAAGCACGTATCCCTACGACTATTAATTTTGGTAAGTATAAAGGCACAGCAATTGCTGAACTTCCTAAAGACTATATTCAATGGTTATTACGCCAAGATGAACTTGACGTCTATTTACGTAAAGCGTTAGAAGGCGCATTTTAAAGTCTTAAATAGATGATATTCATAAATTCTTCATCATATTGTCATTTTTGAGTTTTATGGTTAACCCCATTTATATTTTATTAAAAACAGTACTGTTCAACTGAGAAAATTGAACAGTCTGATTTATTTTTTATTTGGGGAAAAATGATGGCTGGTTTTTATCGAACCAATTTAGGAAGAGTCGCGCTTCAACAACGCAACATTACTTTAAATGCAAAACAAAGACGTTTACTACTATTAATAGATCACGAGGATTTTCAAAATTTAAATAGCGAATTTAAAAAACGTATTGCATCTCCAGAGCTTATTCAACAGCTTATCGACTTAAAACTCATTGCTCCTTCTGGCGAAAATTATTCAGAATTAAATAAACAAATATCTTTCCCAGAATCATCCATAACTCCAATAGAAGCTCATCAAAAAAATAATATAGATGATAGTAAAAGTGACGATATAGTTAGTGAAATTCAGGTTACTCAATCATCATCTTTTCAACTTTCACCTACTGAAATTACTCAGCCACCAATTCAAGTTCAACAGCTCTCTTTTGAAGAAATACAACAGTTGATGAAGCAAAGCTTGAGTCAATATTGTGGGCTTATGGCAAAACCACTTATTCAGAAAATAGAGCAAATAAAAACGCTTCAAGAGCTTAAAATGTGCCAAATGCAATGGATTACTAGCTTACAGGAGTCGCGTATTCCCCCTAATGAACTAGCACATACGCTTCATTCTATTAATTATTCAATTCAACTTATTCAACAACGCATCTAAAAAAACAACAAGCTGCTGTTTAATTAAGCATTAAACTCACTTGTTACCTATTTCGTGCTTTACCTATGGGTGTTTTTTTCCTATGATGTGGCCCACACATGTGCGCTCGTAGCTCAGTTGGATAGAGTACAGGTTTCCGAAGCCTGGGGTCGTGGGTTCGATCCCCGCCGGGCGCACCAAATTATTTTATACAATTAATAACTTAAATGAATAAAATCAAAATTTAAGAATAAAAATCTTTATTTGTACCGTATTTAGTTAAATTTTTAGTTAGTTAAATGAGATTCTATGAGCAATCCAGCCATAAAAAAATTGTTCTTGGCTTGGATTACGCTCACAGATTTCGATGTACCGCTGGCCTTGCATGATATTTAGTACACGCACTAGAACTTTTTCACCATCTTTCCCACGTTTAGTCAAATAGATTTTTAAAGCACCCAACGTGGCTAAACCATAAATTCCATCCACTACAAGATCTGACCAACCTGCCTTGCCTTGGTTATTCAGCAAATTTAAGGCACGCTGTAAAAGGGGTTTTGCAAATCCTATGCCGCAATTAACACCTGTATCTAAAAGTTCTTCAGCTACTACAGGAGAAATTAAATTTACTTGATCAAAGTGTGGGGCTGTCCAATATTGTTTTTTATAAATAGACTTTGCAGTTTTAATAGGCAAATCTCGCATATTACCTTTGAATCCGTTTGCTCGAGCAACTGCTTCAGTAATTCCGTACTTTGTTGCACCTCCCCGATCCGCGGGATTATTTACATAGCCGCCTTCGCGCTTAATTAACTCATCTAGATATTTTTCAATATTCATTCCACTTTCCTTTAGAGTTGAAAACTACTCAGAGGTAGCACGTAAATTTGAATCATTACTGTTGATTTGAATCATCAGCTTCCTTTTTTTGTTTATTGGTAGATCCAAAATAGAAGGCAATCACAGCACTAGATAAACCAAGTAAGGTACCTAGTGATACGTTTAATAGATCACGGTTTTTGTCTGGATATTCAATAAAGAACAACCCAAGAACACAGAGAAATGACATTGCAATAACCATGTACGCTAAATATGTCCGAGTATTTTCACTGTTCATCATTATCCCCTTCTAAACGTTTTTTGGTCAGCTCGTATTGCTTCGTTTGAAGCTCATGAATTTCGTTCTTACGCTTTTCATCCCGCTTTTTGAAATAGAGATTCGTTAAATAGGTTGCTATACCGATTAAGATTGAAAAGACGACGGCCCAATCAATTTTTCCGACAAATCCAACCAAGCTACCCCCTAATACATAGCCATAAGTGAATTTTGTTGCAGTTGCGGCAGTCGTACTTGCAGCTGCTTCAACAACGCTATTTGTTTGACCGTTCATGCATGCCTTCCTCCGGATTCTGGGCATAAAAAAACACCCTGAGGGGTGTGAGAGAAAATAAATATCACTTAAATAGAAAATCAATCATAAATAAACAAATTAGAATACCCCCACCTTCTCCTAAATTTGAACCGACATAAATAATCGGGTCTTTGTGGTTCAATCATTGTTTGTGTATTAGCAAAACACATTTTTCAATTGAGTTTGTTAAGCATTATTCACATCATTCTGGTAGTTTCCATACCTTATTTCCTCAGTAATCGGTTACATCAAGAATTAGAACACTGTAGCGTTTACCAACATCAACCCAAGATTTACCAAGTGGTGGTCCACCCCATTCTGAGTATGCTTTTCCATATTTAATGGTCACTTGTCCAGTTGCGGAATTAGTTGTAAAGAAAAGCGTGTGAATGCCAACTTCATATCCTCTGTCCGCATATTTCCAAAGTCTAAAGGGCATATCACATGGAGCAACAGCATATTTACGTCCAGCTTCAATAACTTCATTGAAAACAACGTAGTCAGAGCCTAAATCAGCAATTTCTCCTGTTATATGGCGAACAACGCGCATTGGCTTCATGTCAGAACAAAAAATAGGAATACCCAAGTCATTTCTAATGACTAACTTTGGTCCTGTTTTTGGAGCAATATCTTTGTCAGAAAACACATAGATTTGTGTAGGTTGGGTAAATAAAAAACAGTTATAAAAGTGATAGGGGCTAGAACTCATATCTGTGTATGGAATAATTGCAAAGTCCACTTGATCCGAATAAAAGGATCTGATGTTGTATAGGTATTGCACATCATCCATTAAAATCTGACTTGTATTAGTCTTTGTAATTTCATAAACATAATTGAAGCTTAGGTTTCGATAACTCCTATCTACGACCACTGCATTACTTTTATTTTGGATTTTCGCTTTAATAACCATTAATAAACTCCAAAAATAACGGTAATGTTTGGATGCGCTGATTCTTTATAATAGTAAGGACCTGGATAATTGGATTTATATTCCGCTACCCACACTTGTTGTAAGGTCACGATATTGCCGTTAAATTTCACATCGAAGTAAGACGGAAGATATGCTAGAGGCATTGGAGACATTCCAGACCATTCACCAAAGCCGTTCCAACTTCCAAGCCCAATGTGTTTTATGTGAAAAAATGGCGTGCCTGACGTAAATCCGTCATGAGAAAAGGTATGAATATCGCGGTCGTTCCATGGAATTTCGACCGCAAAAAGGAAGCGTGTAAGAAAGTCAGTTTCTCGAACGATTAGCTTCCCTGTCACTGGATCTCTGGTACGCATACAAATTGTCATTAGAAGTCTCCAAGTTCGATAACTGCAATTCCGTTTTCATTAAAGAAGCGGAACCCGTTGTCACTAAGTTCTGATCGTTTTCCTGTAGTTGCGGTTCTGAGCAAGCCAATTGTTCCTGTAATGGTACTTAAACTTACTGCATTAATTTTGTCTGCGTTGATGTAGCCAATAGATGCATTGTCTAAATACAAACCAGCAGGAATCACCGTGCCGTTCGGCAAAGTTGTTGAAGTTGATTGATAAGTAAATGCGTATTTCGGAGTGACCGTATCTGTAACAGTTGAAGGTGCGCCAATGGCAAAACGGTTTGCTTGGATAATGAAATCAACTGTCTTGCTGTCATTCTCAATACCAACCCCACCGACTAAGTTACCCGATTGCAATTTCAAAGTTGCTCTTGCTTTCAGGCCGTCGATTGATTCTTGTTGAGATTGAATTGATGACGTATGTCCACCTACAGTTGTTGTCAGGTTAGTAATACTTGTCGCTTGTGTTGAGACTTTGCCGTCAATGGTGCTCACTTTGGCATCTAAAGTAGACAGCGCTGATGCTTCTGCTTTAGATGCAAGTCCGTCACTCAAAGTTTTGATGTCTTGCGACCATGCACCCCAAGTGCTTGTGCTCGCACTGCGGCGTTCCGCAGTTAGCTTAGAGTCAGAGCCACGAGCAATCTGAATGATTGCCCCGCCAGTTGCGTCACTGTAGTAAACATAAGTTTCAAGTGATACATAGGTGCCCATTCCCGTTAGGCCGATTGTTGAAGCCTGTTTAAACTCACGAACGATACGTTTAGGGTAATTCGTCCAATACCATGACGGCGGTTGGTTCGTTGAGCGAGTGTCAGTAACCTCAATGTCTTTTAGTAATCCATTAACTGTACTGTTCAAAGACGTAATGCTAGAGCCTTGAGAGGTAATAGAACCTTCAGTTACGGTTACTCGGTTAGCCAAGTTTGTCAAAGCTGAACTATCTGCCTTTGACGATAAAGTTCCGTTGATAGTCGTAATGCTGTTGTTAAGCGAAGTAATTGAGCTACCTTGTGAAGTAATCTTTCCTTCTGCTGTAGTTACTCGCGTATCAAGTGACGATAAAGCATTAGCTGTGGCATCGTTGGCAGCAATCGCATCAGCATCTTCAATGATGATGTAATCAAGTTCAGTCATGCCTGCTGCGTTCGAGTAGTTGGCAAGGAATTGAACGCTTAAAAATGCAGTTGCATGTGGCATTTGGCGAGGCGCTGCTAAAGTCCAACTTCCTGCCGCTGCGCCAGCAGCACGACCTTTGACGTACACTGTCACTTCTTGCCATACGTTGTTTGCAGGGCTTTGATTGATCACAAAGTAGTTTGAAGAACCAAAGTCCGAGGACACAGTATTGCTTGAGTTTACGTGTGAAATGCCATCAGCCGCTAAACAACAAACTGCACAATAGATTGTTCCTGTGCCATTGAGACGACGATAACGAGCGCGGATACGATAAGTTTTAGTTTGATCAAATGGCAGTTTCGCTTTTGATCTCGCGTTTACATGGTCATTACCCGCGTTGTTACCAAAACGATAGACTTTGCCACCAAGCGCCGAAGTATCATCAGCTCTCGCAACTTCACCATTCTTAGTCCAGTAAATCCATTCGCTATCAGGATCCACATCAAGCGATGCAGACATGGTGATGCCATTAGCTACATTTTTAAGGTTTGCAGTAAGGCTAGTGATTGAAGACGTATTTGCCGTGATTTTACCTTCGGCAGTTGTTACACGGCTGTCAAGATCAGTTACGGCAGAAGTATTCGCTTTGGTATTCAAAGCACCGTTAATGCTTGTAATACTGTTATTTAACGTAGTGATGCTATTACTGTGAGAAGTAAGGGTGTCACCCTGTTGTGTAACTGTATTTGTTAGATTAGAGATAGCCGAAGCGTTGGCGGTAATTTGCGTAGAAACATCTAACAATGATGGCTCTACAATTGCTGAAATACCACTAGATGCAAGGTCGGCTTCCGCAATTAGGCTTGCTGACCAACCGTTAATCCAATCGTCTGGTGGGGTTGTATAACCAATTTCGGCGTCAATGTTGAATTTAGGATACTGCCAATAAGCGTTAGGCGCTTGTGACGTCAAGATAACCACAACTGTACCGTTGCGAACACCCATACGTACACGCATCGGCAATGTACCTGAGTTCACTACACCATGTTGAATAATTGAAGTGCCGGTATAGGCATAACCGCCGATATTCAAATTAATATCGGTCTTACCAGCCAAATAGTTATAACCTGTAAGCGCAAGTCTGAACATCTTACTTGTAAAAGTAATAGGCGTTTGAATTACGATGTTACCGACGACATTTGCCCCGTTTTGCTGGAAAACCAACACCCCTCTAAACAACTTAGCTGCACCAGCGCCACCTTGAATCTTAGGCAGTGCAGCGTTAGCTGTATTGGTAGTCACCGCTAGGTTATTAGTCAAGGAAGTAATTGAGCTACCTTGAGAGCTAATATTGCCTTCTGCTGTTGTCACTCGATTTGATAATGAGCTTAGAGCGGATGCGTCTGCTTTCTGTGAAAGCGCGGTATTAATGTTGGTAACGCTATTGTTCAAAGTAACAATATTGTTAGATGCAGAAGTAACACGTCCATCGATATTGGTAACTTTAGAATCAAGCGTACTCAATGCAGAAGATGTTGCTTGCAAATCACTAGCTAATTTTTTATTACCTGTAATGTTGCGCACTTGAATATTCGTTACATGCCACAATTGAGCCGCTGCATCTGCTGCTGTAATGCTTACTTGTAACCAAGGGCGAATTTCTACAGCTCCCGCAGGAACAGTGAAATAGCCTTCCACCATTGTCCAAGTGGTTTTATCGGTAGATTTCGCTGCAACCGTATACCAACCATTTACAGCCGAAACATTACGGGTATTTAACCCAATGACTGCTGTAGCCGTTGCAGACGTGTTAGGAGTCGCAAACCAAGCAGAAACATAGAACATGTCCCCAACGTTGCATTTAACGTGTGGTCCATAATATGAATCACGGTTGTTAAGTTTTAATGCCTTTGGAGATGGTGGATTCGGTGCCGCATCAGTCGCATCAACAATTACACCAGCCGTCCAACCACTCTTAGGGTCAACAAAGTCAGGATTAAGAATAAGATTCGACAAATCATTATTCGCAAGCGTGTTATTTAAGCTTGTAATTGAGTTGCCTTGGCTTGTGATATTCCCTTCTGCTGCTGTTACTCGGTTAGAAAGAGTATTGACTGCGGTTGCATCTGCTTTGTTGGTAAGCGTTCCGTTGATTGAGGTAACACTGTTTTTCAGGTTGGTAATGTCAGTACCTTGACTTGTAATAGTGCTGCCTTGTTGGTTGACAGTAGATGTTAAAGAGCTAAGAGCCGCAGAGGTCGCAAAACTGCTATCAGCATCCGCAGTCGTTAAAACTGGTGAAACTTTATAGCCCTGAACTTCCCACCAACCGCTTGTTCCTGTATGACCAGGCGCGATACCGAAGAACAGTTGTGGATTGGCGTCAGATGTAGATGTAAGATTTACAATCTTCTCGATCTTTGTCCACATTTCATTCTTTGGAACGTCTGTAACTGCCACGCTAACGCTTGTGTAACCCGAAGTTGTAAACTTGCCATCATTTCCAGAACGACCGATTGGAATCATCAACAAGCCATTTGAATCAGCACTACAACGAACCCAAAAGCTTACTTTGTATGTGCGATCATTTGGTAAAGGCGTTCTTGCGTAGTTAAAACAGTTCACTGGAACTGTTGTGTCTTTGCGGAATACCGTATTGCTGACTTTGCCAGTGGTAGTCGTTTTGAAATACTGAGCCATCGCATAGCCGTAGTGACTAATCCACTTTTCAGAATTTGCGAGGTTGTAATCAGGAATTAATGAATCACTATCAAGCGAATTGATAGAGTTTGTTAGCGAAGTGATTGAGTTGCTTTGATTTGTTAATCCGCCTTCGGCAGCGGTCATTCTTGTTGAAAGACCGCTCAAAGCAGAATTCGTTGCCGAAATATTTCCTTCGGCTGTACTCATACGAGAGCCAAGAACTGTGATTGAATTTGTCGCTGTAGCCAAACGCCCATCTACTTCTGTCACTTTTGTATCCAAAGTAGTTAAAGCAGTTGCATTCGCTTGGTTGTCAGCAATGGCTTCCGCATCTTCAAGAATTAAGTAATCAAGCTCAACAATACCTGTCTGGTTTGTATAGTTAGCCAAGAACATTGGCGTAATAAAGCCAGCTTGTTGAGAAATAGTACGAGGGCTTGTTAATGAGCCTGAACCAGTTACAGCACCTGTTGAACGCCCTTTGAAATACGCTACAACCTCTTGCCACTGGTCTTGCGTTGGGTTTTGGCCATTTATGACGTAGTTTGAAGACCCCATGTCACCAGAGAGCGTATTGCCATTTGTTACATACGAAGCCTTGTCAGGTGTCTTTTGTGAAACTCCCACATAAATAACCCCAGTTCCCGAACGTCTACGGTAACGAGCGCGTAATCTATAAGTTTTAGTTGCATCAAATGGAATGAAATTGTTTGGATGCATCCAAACCATGTCATTGCCAGCGTTATTGCCGAGCTGAATAACTTTGCCCGCTTGACCATCCGTCTGTGCAATAATTGAATATTCGCCAACGGCATTAAATAAAGTCCAATCTGTAAACGAGTTGCCAGCATTCATCGAAATGCTGGATGTTGAATTGCTAAGTGTTGAACTTAATGACGTGATCGCACTGGCGTTTGAATTTACTTTGCCATCAATGGTCGTAACTTTGGTATCAAGCGTTTGAAGCGCTGAGGTATCAGCTTTAGTCGATAACACCCCTTCTGTCGAAGTCATTCGACTTTCAAGACTCGTTACACGTCCCGCAGTTGCGCTGTTTTGGTTAGTTGCTGTGTTGAATAAATCCGTCGCTTTGGCTTGCGTCGAAATAATCATTCCACTTGGGTCAGAACCCGCAATCCAAGTTGAAGGCGTTGTGTTGCTGCCAACTTGTCTCTCAAGCATCATTCTTTCAATAACGACAACTTGACCAACAGCCTTCGCAGTAGGGTTGCCGATTAACAACATACAAGCAGCAGCACCGCCAGCAGGCACCGTAAAAACTCCGCTATAGCGGGTTAGTGTTGCTGTAATGTTGAAACGTAGACGAGTAGCGCTTACGTTATACATCAACCAGTCAATCGGGTGTGGTGGTGTGCCATCAACTGTTTTAGCAACGAAACTAAAGATGTACTTGCCTTCAGTTAACCACTGACGAGGCACTTGCCCTCCGCCAATATTAAAGTAAAGTCCGCTACCACTTGCAGCAGGCATTGTGAACTGGAATGCCCGAACGTTAACTGTATCAGTTGACGAAACGACCTCATAAGGTAAACCCGATACCCAGTTAGTTGGTTTTTCAACTGGATTTGAGATTTCTGGGCCTAAAAGGTTTACACCTTGGTTCGGCAGGCCATCGAAGCTGCTTTGTAAAGCTGTGAGCGCCGATGTGTTAGATGTAACTTTTCCATCGATCGTCGTAACTTTAGAATCTAGTGACTGTAGGGCGCTAGATTCAGCTTTATTGGCAAGAGAACCATTAATGCTTGTGATGCTGTTATTTAAAGTGGTAATCGAATTACTGTGAGAAGTAATCGTATTGCCCTGTTGAGTGACTGTATTGGAAAGGTTCGTGATAGCAGAAGCGTTGGCAGCAATAGAATCGCTATATGCTTTAGGAATCGTGTCGTTTACCGCAGTGACGTCAAACACTTCATAAGATGCAAGAATTGCGTCTACAGGATTTGCTGTAGAAGGCACAGGCGGATTTATTCCATTAACTACGCGGTTATGACCTTGAATGGTATTGGCAGCATCAGGGCCACCTTGAATAACGGTGTAGTAAGTTTCAAATTTACCTGTTCCTAAATCATTGCCTAGGATTCTGATATAGCCGCCTGTACCTGTTGTGTTTCCAACTGTAAGTAACTTTGTGCCTACAGGCATCTTGATAATTTGTTTAATCAAGAAGGTTTTATTTGGTGTGAGCACAAGATTTGGTACTGTTGGATACCATCCCCCACCTAGAGCTTGTGTAGCTCTAATGAGCATTTCACTTGTCGAGTCTGTAGGGTTATCTGCCGATTTAGCTTGTTTGACCCAAGATGTCCCTGCCGGGAAGACATAAGCTGAAAGTCCACCCGAAGAGGTTGTCTTAAATGTAGGGTCGTCTCTTAAAGGTTTGCCAAGCGATAGAAGTCGAGCTAAAGCATTAACATCATTTAATGTGTTATTGGTCGTCGTGAGGCTATTGTTCAAAGTGGTAATCTGTCCACTTTGACTTGTAAGGCTTCCCTCTGCTGCCTCAACTCTACTTGTTAAATTATTAACGGCGCTTGAATCAGCTTTGTTGGCCAAAGTGCCGTTAATTGAAGTAACGCTATTTTGAAGGGAAGCAATTGAATCACTCTGATTGGTGATTTTGCCCTCAGCGGTTGTCATGCGAGTCGAAAGACCACTCACGGCGTTATTAGTGCCAGTGATATTCCCCTCGGCAGTCGTCATTCGAGAACCTAATGAGGTAATCGATTCAGTAGCCGTAGTTAAACGTCCATCGATGTTGTTGACTTGGGTTTGCGTTGTTTGAATTGCAGTAGCGTTAGCATCGATTAAAGCTTTGGTGTCACGAGGGCTAGGACTCCAAGCAGTCGCTTTTGTACCAGCTTCGATTTGCAATTTACGAATCGTCGGAATACGACCAGTACCATAAACGCCGTAAAACTCAATTGTCGAAACGGTTGTGCTTGTGGTATGCGTTTTAGGGTTTACGGTAACAGAGTATTTAATAAACTGATTTGGAATGACTGCGTTTACAGATACAGCAAATGTATGTGCAGACGAGTTAGAGGCATAAACCTGAACTGGACCAACAACAGGCACACTCATCTCGAAAGAAATAGTGATTGGCTTGTCTAGGTTCTCGTCGTAGAAAGCTTTTAATTCCGCGCTACGTTCGTACAGCAAGTATTCTTTGTTAGTCGCTGCCATTGAAGTACGTGGAGCTTCCGAGTTTGCAACAACGTTTACGCCACCAATAGTTAATTGGCTATTAAACGTATTAATTGCGCCCGAAGTTGCCGAATCGGCTTCAGTTTTGGTGTAGTAGTCACTTAATGCAGAGGCATCTGCTTTGGTTGAAAGCCCACCTTCTACCGTCGTTACGCGCCCTTGAAGAGAAGTAATGGCATTGGTATTGCTCGTTACTCGTCCATCGATATTGGTAACTTTAGAATCAAGCGTATTTAGAGCACTGGAATCTGCTTTGGCCGCTACTGCATTATTTGTTGCAACTAGGTCATTTTTAAGCGAAACAATGGCTGAACCTTGGGCTGTGATTTGACCTTCGGCTGTAGAAACACGGTTAGTTAAAGCATTTAATGCCGTAGAGTCGGCTTTTGTTGAAAGTGTGCCATTGATACTGGTGATGCTGTTGTTTAGCTGAGTGATTGAATTACCTTGACTCGTAATAATTCCTTCGTCATTCGCCACCCGAGTTGTAAGGTTATTGATAGCTGTAGCACTGGCATCAAAGGCATTCTTAATTGCACTCAGGTCGGCAGGTCCAGCTACCCAAGTTGAAGCAGGCTTTTCCGAACCTAGAGATTCTTCAAGCATCAACATGTCAACCAAGTATTCACTTGCTGTTGGGCCAGATGGGTTGCCTACTGCGTAAATTGTTGCGCCAATTGCATTCGTTGGTGCTGCAACTGCTTTAAACGAATAACGCTGACCGTTTGCGGTTGGAGCGATATAAGAGTCAGTTTGACCTTGTGGGAAAATAAGCGCTGCGCCAGTTGTAATCTCGCCAGTGCTAGGATTACGTAGGAACCACAAGATGTTGAAGCGGAATGACGGAACTGCCGTTGATAGCGCTTTAATCCATGCGCTGAACATGTAAGAGCGACCAACCTCAATATGGATAGACATTAAGGAAGGTGCTTGCGCGGCTTGAGCAGTGCCGAAATAAACATAATGAGCAGCGGCAGTGTGCGAAACTTTGTACGCTTTGCCATTACGACGCAATAACGAGTCGGCCAACGACACCACTCGGCCAACACCACTCAAAATAGGAATCTCTTGAGGATCTGAATAAGGGGCAATGATGTTGTTAATGCCTTTTCCACTGCTTAATTCTGATCTTAATGCTGTAACAGAGGAAGCTACTGATGCAGCATTAGTAACGGCGGTATTTGCTGTCTGTTGAGCTGTGGCGGCTGCACTAATGGCGTCTGCCGTTTTGCCTTCATTGGTTGTTAATCGAGAATCAAGCGAACTAATTTTTGAGGTATTTGCGCCTGTATTAGTGGCGTTAGTAGTAATTTGCGTTTGCAAACTAGCTAACGAGTTATTGGTGCTTGATTTATAAGTTTCGATATTACTTAACAGCGCCGCATCTTCTGACTTACGTTGTGTCGTTTCAGTAGTGAGGCCGTCTTTCATTTGAGAAATTGCAGTTGTACGGGCACTTGTTTCGTCTGCAATCTTTTGATTTAACTGATTTGTGGAGGTAGTTAAATCGGAAGCCACTTTTGATGCAGCCGTTGCTGCATTGGTTGCGGCAGTTTGCGCATTGGTAGCAGTTGTCTGAGCGTTTGTAGCTGTAGTTTTTGCTTCTGATGCTGCTGCGTTAGCAGTCATTGCGGAAGCAGCCGCCTGATCGGCAGCATTCTTGGCATTTGCTGCTGTTGCACTGGCTTCACTAGCAACCTGTTGAGCATTCGCAGCCTGTGTTTGTGCTGAACTTGCAGCCGTTTGAGCACTCGTTGCTGCTGTTTTGGCGTCTGCTGCTGCCGTTTGGGCATTGGTAGCTGCTGTTTGTGCGCTATTCGCGGCAGTTTGGGCATTAGCGGCAGCTTGCTCTGCTGCTTCTGCAACATTAACCGTATTTTCGATTTTTCCTTGAAGCTCTTTGGTAAGATCACTTTCAGTAATATGTCCAGAGATAAGATCTAATACAGCCTCAGGGTCAGCAATAGTTGTTCCATTAACCCATTCCGACCATGCTCCAACATTACCAATTTTATCTACAATTCGACCACTATAATATTGGATTAGATTTGGCTGTAAGCCTTGAACTTTATGAGTATTAGTTGGATAAGCGAATTGACCTAACGGCGCGATATTACTTACACCATCCGGAGAAACACGAATTTCAACATATGCTGCATCTTGAGCCCCTACATTAGGAAAACTCCAATCCAACTGCATACCAAACAAAATACCAGTAGCACGGATAAATTCCAGTTTAGGGGGTACACCCTTTTTACCTACTAATTCAGTAATTGGTGAGTAAACTGGTAATGAAGAAACTTCAAATGCTGAAATTGCAGTAACTCGTGCTTGATAATTTCCTGAATAAACTCCCTGCACTTCTAAAGAGTTATTTCCTGTGAGCGGTAAACGAAGCCAAGAACCATTGTCTTTACGCCATTCAACAAGATATTTAACTGCACCTTTTGCTTGTTTCCAAGACAAAATCATTGTTGTGATATTAATACCTTGATTAACTTTATTTTCACTTGTAATTAAAATATCACTTACGGGATCTTGAATTGTTGGATTAATAATTGAAATAGGTACTTCTTCAAAATATGCACCATTATCTATTTCATCAAACTTCTTAGAGTTGTATTGAATGGCATTAATCGTAAATTTGTTTTTCTCTTCCTGACGAATTGAAATAACCCTAAATTTCATTGTAGCTAAATCTTGAGCATCGATTACCCAAATATTTTCCGCAGCGATTGAACCTAAATCGAATGGTAAAGTGACTGTAATTACACGACCATTTATAGATTGAATAACTCTAGTTTGAGCTTTCCCGTTTTCACCATTAACAACCAAACGATCGCCTGGCTTAGCTACAACATCATCGCGATCAATTGTTAGATTAACTCTATCTTCAGAAATTGCAGATACACGTCCGCCATTAGCACGTCCTGCAAAAAGCTCATCTGCAATTTCAATAACTCGACCAGGCTGAGGAATCCATCCATCTAGACCAACTTTAAAAGTTACAGTTCTTGTTTCAGACTGTTCAGACTTTAAAGCCCACAAACCAGCACGTTGTGCTTGTCCGCGTGAAGTACACCCCCACGCATTTAAATCTAAAATGCGTACTTGACCAGAGTCTGAAATTGCCTGCTCATCTCGAACATATTCATATTCAGTTTTATAATGATTTGCTGGATTATCAAATGCGACTTTTACAACATTATGGCGATCACGAGCACGTGTACCTGAATATTCAAACTCTCCAATCACGTTCGCGCGGGTATACGTAAAATATGTATCTTGTGGAATATCTGCATCACAGATAATACTGTTTCCATCCCAATAAGAAATTGCTCTAAAAACTCCAGCTAATTTTTTTAGGATTTCATAAGCTTCTTCTGCTCTTTGCAGATATACATTACAAGTAAAACGTGGTTCCTGCCCTCCTTGGCCATCAGCTACAGATTCATCACAATATTGCCCAAGACGATATAAAGACCATTTGTCGATCATAAATGGTGTAAGTCGATCACCTAAACCATATCGATCTGAGGTACAAATATCGTAATAAACCCAAGCTGGGTTATTTGAATATGCACTAATAAATGTACCATCCCACATTCCAGCATATGTTCTAGAAACCGGATTATAGTTGGAAGGTAGCTTAATTTTTGTACCCTTACATTCAACAGCAATTTTAGCGACATTGTTAAAGGTCTCTGCATCATATTGAAGACCTAATAGTGCTGTATTCGGATAGCGTAATTTTGCATCAATAACTTCAGTGACAGCCTCAATATACATTTTGTCACTGACATACTCAGAGGTTGAGTTTGGTGTAATACGGCGCACACGAATAAGCCAATCTGAATCAGCTTTTGGTAAGTTAATCCGATGAGCACGCTCATAATTTGCGGAAGTTTTATCAGAGATTTTTGTTTTTAAAACTTCACTCCAAGGCCCACCATCAGTTTGTAAATCTACTGCATACTCAATGGTTACTCCTGAAACATCTCCACTCGTAGCATCTTGAGTTCGTAAAGGCCCCCATTTAAGTCGAATACGTAAAGCATCTAAATCTAAATTTTTAAAGGACTTAATCCATGGAGTACCCGCTTTTAATTCGACATCAATTGCAGTTTCGCTCTCAACAGCAGGAAAACCTTCTATATAGTCTTGGTCATTTGTTCCTGAACGAAAATCAACTTTTACACTTTCAAAATTTAATTTGCCATTGTTATCTTCAAGAGGAGTATTTTCAAGCAAGATAGACTTATTACCGCTTGCTAATCCTTCAATCTCCCCCTCTGCAAGGCCATATAGAATATTTATGCGAGTTTTTGACTGTGCAGAATCAGGAGCGATATTTGGTTGTCGCGCTTGTCCGCTTCCTTTTTTTGAACCTTTTACAATTGACATAATAAATCTCATGCATAAAAAAGGCGCTGATAAGCGCCTATAACAAAACCTATTTTTTGATTAAAGTTGGTCTTCAGGGTACTGACCTGCACTGATAATAAATCCACCAATTTCACGCTGACCATAAAGGACAGGTACAGGATTTCCTTGAGCTACTGTTGTTACTGCACTACCAAATCCTTTATTTGCTCTATTACCATCTTGGTTTTGATCTTGAGTAGTTGATGCCGAGGGCATTAACATACTTGAAATACCACCTACAGCCATACCAGCACCAGCACCAATTAAAGCGACACCCGTATTTGTAGTTGCACCACCATTCCAAAAACCTGCAACAATCAGAACTACTCCAAGAACTAACTGCAAGACTCCAGTATTTCCACCAGCACCTACCACACGAGGTACAATATGAATGGTGTCGGCTTGGGTATTCATATCTAATTGATCTTCGGAGATATTATCTCCTGTAATCTGCTTTTTCGAATCTGCATCATAAATTGAGGGATGATTGTTTTTATATCTAGAATTTTTATTATTTAAAAATACGGCAAATTTAAGTCCAGACTCATGAGCACGTAACATAAAACTTTCAAAACCCGGAACTTGAACTGATAATGCACGCATAGCTTCACGAGTATTCACAACATCTAATTGAAATTGCTTTCCAAATTTTTCTGCTAATACACCATATAGTTTGATTGTTTTTAACATGAAATTATCCTGGATTTAATAAAGGAGATATTCAACTGAATACCTCCTCTAAACTTTAAAATTAGAGAGCTTCTGTTGGAGTTGGAGCTTCTTCAATCAAAATAGAGAATCCTGTTTCTCGATTATAAGTTAGGACTAAATTTTCAAGTGTCATACCTTTATTGAATTGAATCGCATTCACTTGATTACTAAATTGAGTTACGAGTTCTGCTTCCAGTACTGAAACTTGTTTTGCTGCTTGAGTTGCCATTGAAATTACCTCTTTAGAAAATAAAAAAACCTGCGAATGCAGGTTTTAGGGATTTTGCCTTGCGGCGGTTTAATTCATTTTTTTGTGTCTTAAAATCTTCACGGTTCGATCTAACCATTGTGGTCCATAAATCTCTCTTACAGACTTACGCCCATAAGGATGATGAAGAATTAAAGATGAACCAATACATGGTTCTGTCTGCTCTGTTTTAAGTTTTCCTTGGTCACCAAGCCAGATTAATGCATGATTAGGATGTTCCGTGCGTCCTACTCTACAAATCAACATGTCACCATATTTAGGTTGTGATACTTCATAAAAACCAGCTTGTTCATAATTTTCTAAATATAGTGAAGGGTGATCTTTTTGTTCCCACCAAGCATCTTCTCGATCAAAATCAATTAATGAAATATTGAGTTCACGGCTATAAAAATCACGAATTAATGAATAACAATCTTGCCATCCATGATAATAATTGCGTCCTACAAGTGGTGCTTTATAACCAGATGGTTCATATATTTGAAAATCAATATTTGGATATGAACAAATCACCCAAGGTTTTTTATGTAACTCAATTTGTGTTAAGTCTAATTCGGAAGCACGTGTAGTTCCATCTGGATGACTATGAACATACGCCTGAATTTCCCCCTGATCTTCAATCATAGTTAAATCTTCAGGATGGATTTCAAATTGATCATTTTGAGTAGAAATATTACGGCAAGGAATATACTGACGATCTACAATCACACCACAGCATTCAAGTGGGTAACATTCATCGGCATGTACCATAATTGCTTTTTTAATTTTTGCTGAAAGTTTCATAATCGACCTGCTTTACGACAAGTTTGAAGCTGGAAAACCACCGTAAGATAAAGGTTGGTTTTCACCAAAATGTAAGCGACAATCTCGTAAACGACCTCCACACTGATCTTGGGCAGGATCATCAGTAAGCTCACCTTTTACTGTATACATTGTTGTCCCTGTATAGCCACACTCTTCACCTCGATAACGTCCTTTACAAGCCCATTCGCAAAGTGAAGTAATCTGCCTAACAGGGATTTCTCGCCCTTCATTATCTATCGGATTAGAAAGTTCAAATGTGACTTGCTGAGCATTTTCAGACGTTTTCTGTTCTATGTACCAAATCTGTTCTTTTGATTCATTTGCTGCATTTGTATTACCAGAAGAAAAGTTTGATGCATCTAAATATTTAGCCATTGTGGTAATGACTTTTAATTTAGCATCAGCAAAATCTTTGAATTGTAAACAGTAAACCGAAACAGCTCCTTGAATACCATTAATATTATTTGCAATTGCTAAGGATGGAGTAGAGGCTTTTCCATCTGAACGCAATTCTAATTCAGATACTTTAATTGCTAATGGTTCATAGATTTCATCTTGCCAAATAATATTTGGCTTCCACTCACCATTATCTTTAAAACTAGCATGGCCATGAAACCTTAAAATACCCGCACCAAGATTCCTTGCATCTAATTCATAAAGAGTAATTAGTCCATCTACTTCAAGTTTCTGAAAATCACTGACGAGAGACATATTTATTTCCATAAAAAAAGCCCCTTTTCAGGAGCTTATAAGTGAATAAGTATTTAAGGATAATAAACTTGGGTAAATGTTGTACTAATACGCCACCAACCACCACCTAAATGTACAGGTTGATATTCACCCACTTTTACACGTACTTCACCATCTAAAGGTGAGTCCCAAAGAAATGATTTTGAACCTTTATGTAAGTCAAAAAAATTTTTAATCTCTAAAATATTTTTTTCGGTATCAGTCTTGGTATATTGCCACTGACTAGAACAATTATTAATACCAACACTTACGTTTTGTTCGTAACCATCCCCAAAATTTGCATTTAAGACATTAAATGTATTTTTTTGGGAATTACCATCTAAATCTTGATTCCAAGTAAACTTAAGGGCACTCATAAAATATTCCTAAAATATACAAAGCAGTTACATAAATAATTATTCAAATAATAAATAATTTATTATTTGCACTATTAAAATACAAATTAAAAATAAAAGACCAAACGAAATTTATTACAACTATTTAAACCAAAAAATAAGATATATTTCAAAAATCTAAAAAATTAAAACAATAGTATTAAAAATAAAAAAGCTAACTTTAAAATTAAAGTTAGCTTTTAATGTATATCGAATTCATATTTCGACCATCATAGTTACACTATACTTTAGTTTTCAGAAAAAAGAAACTATAAATTAATGAAAGTCATTCAAAATATTTAATTCAAATTATGTCAAATTAAATAATCTCTTGAATTTATTATTTTTAAAAACCAAGTTAGTATCTTTTAACCACGTATCGCATTATATAAAATCCGACCTTGACGTAATTCTTGAAGTAGTACTTGTCGAATTGTATTCCCAAGCACTTCTCCAACTAATTTATATTGCCCAGATGAGTCAACCTGACTACTACCATCTGAATTTACTGTCACATTTACCGACACAGGAGCATTAATGGCACTTCCTGTTGGAGGAAGTTCAGCAAGCTGGGGCATGATAATCTGGCTTGACTCTGTTTGAGGCAACTCACCTGTTTGGTTCATATAATTAAGATTATCCAAGCCAATTTTTTTAGCTGAAGATTGTTTAATCATGAACTCTTCATTAGAAGCCCAAATAGGAATACTGTCACTTAAACCATTTCCCAAACCTCTAATTTGTCCACCAGTTGCAAAGCCTTGAATTGTTTGTGCTGCCATAATACCCACAGATGCATAACCTGTAGCTCTTACAAAAGCAGCTAAGAATGAGCCATATATTCCTCCTTGAGCCAAGGCTTTAGTTGCACCTTCTTCAGTATTTACAATTGCTTGAGCAATTGACGCTGCTTTTGAAGCTAAAAACATCGTTTTATATAAAGCATTCGATTTGCCTGCCGACTCAGCGACCATATTGGCCATCTGATCAAATACTTGTCCAGTCATGCTCGCGATTTGAGAATAAACCTGCAACTTCGTTTCAAATTGTTGTTGAGTTAAATCAGTTTCACGTTGTGCATAATCTACATCTAATGCAGCTTTCGATTGCAAATACTGCTCATGCGCATTTAGAAGCATAGAATTGCGAAGATCCTCATCTTCTATTGCGCTTATTCCAGCAACATCATTGTTGTGGGATTCATTAAGAGCACCGTAATCTGTAGAATATTGGTTTTGCAAATTCCACTTTGAAAAGCCTTCAGGATCAAGCCTACTAAACAATGATTGAGCAGAGTTTTGTCCAACTTGAAAAACACTGTCAGAGGCTTTGTTTAAAGTTTCAAAAATTGCATAATCTTTAGATTTAGCAATCTCTTCACGCACACGTTCACTTAAACTATAAGTTTGAAGTATCTCTTCACGTTCTCTTTGGTAACGCTTCACTACAACTTCAGTCTGGTTAAGATAACCCTCAAAAGCTGACTGAATTTGTGCATCTTCTTCGCGTTTTACGGCGGCAATTTCAACTTGTTTTTTACGTTCAAAACCCGCTTTAATTTCTAACGCTTCTTTCGACTTGCCATATTGATACGTAGCATCTGTATCAATTAACTCCTTTTGGCGATCATAATTTTGTTCAATTTGCTTGATTCGATCTGTTTCAAAAGCAAAGTACTGGTTGTACTGATCTTTTGTATCAGATGTAAATTTTGCAAGTTGGGCTTTGTATAATGCGTCTTCTTGAGCTAATACCTCTTTTAACTTATCGGTACCACCAAAAGCCATTAGTGCTTTTTCAGTACGATCTTTATGTTCCTGCGCTAACTTTTGCGGGACAGTGAGATAATTCGAATTAACTTCTTTCTGCATATCATTAATAGCTTTCTGAGCTTCAGCAGCTTTGTTAATCGCTTCAAGTTGATCTGCCTCAGTTGGCATGAGAATTGAGTTGTCTACAGTAGACTTGCCATTAACAGCAGCAAACCATTTTTGATACCTTGGCACATAACCATCTACCTCTTTAGCTTTCTCGGGAGACATTTGCCCCTTCTTATGGCCGATATTCCCAGCAAGATAGTTTTCAGTACCAGTAGGTCCGGCATTATATGCGATGAGTGCTTTTTTAAAGCTACCAAATTTGGCAGTGTTTTTTGCTAAATCTTCGGCCGCAGCTGTGGCAACTTCAAATAGGGTACTTTTTGCAGTTAGCTGATATTCCTCACGAAATTTACTTGTAGTCTGAAGTAATCCCCTTGCACCTGTTTTGCTACGTGCATTTGGATCCCCTGAAGATTCATTCAAAATAAGAGCAGACAAAGCACCTGCTGGCAAACCATGTAAACTTTCAATTTTTGAAAAGTTATTTGCACTTGCAATGCTTAGAACTTTTGCTATTGCTTGTTTTTCCAAAGGGCTAGTAGTGTAGTTTTTTCTATTAAATGACTCAATCACTGACTTTTGTTCAAGCGGTGTTAAAGTATCTTTACTAGAAAAACCAATTCCAGCACTATCCCGATACTTAGCGAATGCTTCAGCCTGATCAGGTGTCCAGCCGTTTTTGATTGTGTTTTTAATATATTGATCGCGCAATGCATCATTCTTCATTGCTGTTAATGCTTCACGCTGTCTTTGAGTCAGTGCCTGCCATTCTTTTGCTGTATTATTTACTGCTTTAGCTTGATTTTCTTGGGCTTTGGTAGTTACATCAGTAGCTTCTTCGACCAAAGATTGAATATCTTTTTGTCTCTGGATCTCGTCTGTTGCACTCTTAATTTTCAAACCAAAGTCAGCAATACTTCTTAATTGATCATCGTTAAAAACGTTGGTTGACGACAAGACATTTAATGCTTGGGCTGCTCTCACCCCTCCAGCTCTCAAGTCATCAATATATTGCTGTAATGCGCCAGCCTGTTTCTCCGTTCCTGCACCTGTAAGTAAGTTGTATACACGGCGATCAAGTTGTGAAAAAGTATCTGAAATAATCTTGTTTTGCTTATTTATTTCATCTGCTACATCCAGGGATTTAATTTTTAACTGCTCAGCATTTAGCTTTTTATATTTTTCTTTTAACTCATCAATTGTAAGACCTTGGTCACTCAGAGCCTCTGTAGTATCCTTGGTCTGTTGAGTCATTAGATAATAAGCACCTCCAGCAACTACTGCTTGAAGTGCAAGCATTGCAATACCAGCAGGCCCTCCAAGAAATGCCATAGCTCCTCTTAATACCCCCATAGCGCCTGCTGTTTGTAAAGAAACCCCTGCCATACGTGCAAGAGCTATTTCATAGCGAATAGCTTCAACTACTCCCATAGTAAACTCTTTAGCTACCATCGCACCCTGTACTGCAAGTTTAACGCTTAGTGCAGCCCCCAAACCAACCGCTGCTGCAGTAATGGTGTCCATATGAGAAGTGACAGCAATAAATACAGGCATGATTCCATTGACCATCGTGGCTTGAAGACCTTGCCATTGCAAATCCATGATTTGTAAGTTTTCTTTAGCTTGTGATAATTTTTTTATCATGGCGTCATCCATGATAGCTCCAGCTCTTTGTGCTGCATCACCCCATTTTTTAAATCCTGCGCCACCATTTTCCAGTAAAGGAATTAATGCGGTCGAGTCTGAAATAAGGGCTTCCATATAAAACTGCATACTCTCCTGACTAACATTTGCTTTAACAAGAGAATCATAATAAAGCTGTAATGCATCTGGGCCTGAAAGTTTTTGGAATTGAGCAATTGTTACACCAACTTGTGGTGCAATGTTTTTAAAGAAATCAGCTAATGGACCACCTCCTGTCTGTTGGAAATTGCCGATATTTTGTTGCATACCTTTCATCTGGTTTGCAAATTTATCCATGCTAATTCCTACAGTTTCTGCGCCTTTTGCGTAATATTGAAAGGATGAAGTACTTGTATTGGCTAGCTGAGCCAACTTTTTGATTTCACTACCAGTATCAATTACACGTGTTACAGTCGATGTGAGGCCGGCAACAATCTGATTATTCATAAAATCACTGACAGATTTCATGGTAGAACCGATCGTTTTGAAACTTTGAGCAATAGTTTCACTGGCTGATTTCGCTTTACGTTCTGCCTGGTTAATAGGCTCAATAAAATTAACAATATTAACAACTAAGTCTATGTTCAGAATTCCTAAATTAGTTGCAGCCATACTTATCTCCAGGCAAAAAAAACGACCTTTCGGTCGTCAATGATTAAATTATGATTTAACTAGATTTCAAGTTACTGCTTTGCTAAATTGGGCATACTTTACAAATACTAGAGTTAATCAAGGCAATGAAACAAAAATTATTACTGCTATCTTCTTTTTTTTAATTAACCATTCTTTTGCAATAACAGTAGATGATTTGGAAACAAAATCGATATTCCGTACATTTTACCCATCTATGTTTCATGCTATGTTTGAAAGTAAAGATGAAGAGGAAATTAAACTTCCCCATATTGGAATCGAAGAAAATAGCCAAGAATATTTAGCCATACTCCATCCCGCGGAAGTCTTTAAAAATAACTCTGGTGAAGATAGATATTTAATTTTTGTTGAAAAACGTGAAATTGATAAAGCAGTAAGGGAAATTGAAAACGGAAAGCTTGTCGAAAAAAGTTCGAACTTCTATGAGTTTAGTGAAGGTTGTCATGCCTGTGAAGGTAATGCTGACCTCATGATTTTTAAGAAAAATAATCAAGGTAATTTTGATTTAGTCTCTAAAAATATCAATTCATACACTCCACCAAGTCAATATGGAATTATTAATTTAAATATTGAAAATCTAGCTTCAAGAATTGTCAAGATAGGTAAAAATGATGTTGGCTTCTTCGACGACTCATATACCTATTCAAATGATGGCGGATCAGATACTTTACTACATCTTATTAAATTAGGTGATGATGCTATTCAAGGATACAATATTGATATTGTTGAAGGAAGTAATGAAGGCTCTTACGACCAAAACTCACCTTTAAATTATAGCTTTAAGGGTGAATATAGAGTTAATACGGATCAACCTTATTTAAAAAGTTACCCTATTGAAATTAAATTCAAAGGAGATATTTATGATGAAAAAACAGATAAATTTGTTAAATATAATAAAATAAAAACATATCAATTTAATAATTCTAAAAATACATACAGTATTACATCAGAAAAAAGTTATTAATTTATTTTAAAAAAGCACTTTTAGAAAAGTGCTTTTTTAATTAGTTATAATTAGCGTAACTTTTTCATTTTATTTATACGCTCTTGTTCAAAAGTAAGAGCCGGTGGTTTATCAAAGTGTGGTAAATAATCATAAATTTGAAGCCCTTTTACACCCTTAGATGACGCAAACATGAGTTTCATTTCTGCCATTACTTCTTCTAAACGTAAACCTATGTTGAGGCTACCTCTTTTTTGTCGGTAAGCTGCCCAGGTTCTAATTTCTTTGTGGGTAAAGCTTGTTCTGACTTCTTCGATTGATCTTGAGGTTGCGATCGCGATTTCGATGAGGAGTTCTTCTCTGTCGTCGATTTCAATGTCTGCTTTCCCATGACATTAATTTCAACAATTTTAACCCAAATGATATCAACTAATGCTTGGCTAAAGTGTAATCGTACTTCATCCTCAGTGAAAGTAGGAACACCATGCTCATCTGTAATACAACTTGCTAAAATACCTGCTAAAGCCTCTTTATTTTCTCCGTATGCTTTCATATTTGCTACAGCAGATTGATAGTTAAAAGGTTTAATATAGGTTGTAAACTCTGATTCTTCACCATTTACCAGAACTTGAACTGTTACTTGTTCTGGTTTACCAAGCAAAATGCCTGATTTGATTTGATCCGCACTTAGTTTCTTCATTTTTAATTTTCCAAAAGAAAATAAGCCTGCTAAGCAGGCTTATTAATAATGCTAAAAAAAACCTTAAACGGTTTTCAATGTATCGAAAGCTGGGGTTTGGCGTTTCATTGGAATAGTATGGTTTACCAATGAGTCTTTATCGAAAATTGGTGGACCTTTTCGTAATTGAGCTTGGAATTGTGTCCAAGAACGACCTTGCGGTACTGTAACAACATCACCTTGTAAAGTTGGTGCAGCAGTACCATCGGCCCATCCAACAAAAACATCAACTTTTGCTTTATTTTGAGCCAAATTCAAAATCGTAACATGGGTTTCATTTTCAGGATCAGTATTGATTTTCAAACTGCCTTCACCTGGTTTAACTAAACCATATTCTGAAGTTGAAGATTCACGCTCTTCCATACATGTTGTTTCAATTTCAGTAACACTATCATCGCCTACTGACAATTCAGTAATACATTCAATTTTAGTTAATACAGCTGGTGAACCATGTTTTACCCATGTTTCAGTACCTTGTGTTAATACGCCCATGATTGGACTCCTTTTTTAACGACGAAAAAAACCTCGCGTTTGCGAGGCAATAAAATTTTAGAATTTGGGAAGTTTGTCTAATGGAGTACTACATATGTGCAATATATAAATTTAGTATTAATTACACATAGTACCTAGATCTTAGTTTTCTAATAAACTGTATTACAATTTATTTATTAATTCACTTCTAAGCATCTTAGCCATTAATTCTTTAGCATTTTTGGGAGAAGTTGCTTTTTTTTCAACGTCATCCACAATTTGACTAATTTTTTTATCATCTGATAAATTTTTTAGTTTCTTTTGTAGAGTAGACAAGCCATTCATATTCATAGATATACCCTCCACAATAAACCATTTATTGCATGATCTCTTAATAGTAACTATTTTTACTTTAAATAGTTATTTTCATTAGATTTACGACGGGCCTGCCTTAACTTATTTTGATTAGTTAATTTTTTATTTTTTTCTAATGCCTCTGAATTAATAAATTTAACTAAGTTAAGTTTCAATAAATCTTCCGCACTGTTTAAATCAAGTTCAATTACCTCACCGGCTATATGAACAATTCGATTATGCATACATGTTGTTAAAAACTGGACTTTTACATTTGACATATTTTTTCCAATAAAAAAAGAGCTAGACTTTAAATCTTGCTCTTCTAATGACTCAGATAATATAAAATACTTTTACCAATTGATATAAATATTATTTTTCTTTTGGTTTTGAATCTAAGTAAGAAATAATATTTTGATCAATTGCTTGATCTTCAAAATACTTTTGAAGTAATTTATTATTCTGCTCTATAGCAGAATAAATAAGAGTATCTTTATTTTCAACCTTTTGAATCAATGTGTTGTTCTGCTTTACCAACTCTTCCATCACTTCGAGTAACTTTGAGCAACAGTAATTTTGTTCTTCGTTCAAGTTCATTATATTTACTCTCTAACCATTTACGTCTTTTAGCACAACCCGTACAACTCATAATAAATACCTTTCCATACTTATTACTAATAAAAAATAAAGCCGTATCAATCTATTTTGATACGGCTTTATGTGCTGCAATTTGTACAGCAAAACTTAAATAATGATTTAAATAAAGTATTTAAAAATTGGAACTTGTATAAAATATAGATTTTCTACAAACAACTAATCTTTCTAGCAAGCTGTTATCTCTGTAGACATTTAATAGATGAATTATTGCGATAGAATAGATACGGTAACAGATAATTTTAAAAAACAAAAAAATCGTATTACAAATTAAATCTGTAATACGACCATCTTATATATACTATACTCTTTTTTTCGGAATAATGAAAACCCTATAATTGTAACTCTTTGTAAGTTTCTTTCCGATATTCACGTATAGTATCTTCTGCCTCTGCAATAGCAGATTCAATTGCAAGCTGCATTAACTTCTCATATGGCTTCCATGTCATTCTATAGACATCCGCTGACATCTTATAAGCCGTAATCCCTGCATAATAAAGTCTCCCCTGAGTCGTAAAGTTTTTTTCAAGATCAGGATTTAGAGAAAAATCGATAACCATACGAGCTATAAGCCACGCCAAATGGTGAATAGCAATATATTCAGGTTCTCTTTTTTTATCATTTTTAGCTTCTTTTAACATAATTAAAGCTAAATGATTTCTTATAAACTTATAGTCCTCTTCTGATTTTCCATTATAAATAATTAATGAAGACACTGATTTAGCTAATTGAGTCTCCATTTTTGCAATTGCTCCTAATCTATCTTGATAATTAATAGCGTCTTTATTAGGAGTATGTCCAACTCTTGAAAAGTCCAATGATTGTGCTGTTAAGCCTCGGGATAACCACTGAAACTGAGTAAACTGATTCATAATACTAATATCAATATTCATTCATTAACCCTCTCAAAATATACGCAATCACAATCATTACTAACATCGAAAAAATAAAACCCAATCCAAAGGCAAAACCTCTTCGCATCCATTCAACCACTGCCCCATGGTTATATTCACCGACCAACCATTGCATCAAAAACTTAACAGCAAAATAGAAGGCAAATGAGGCAACTATTACTAAAATAATTTGATCAGTTTTCATTACATTAAGCCCTCAGTACATTTAATTATTAATAAGCGCCCATAAAGTTCTATACCTAATAAGCATTTAAAGTTCTTTTTCTGTAATTTCAGTTCATAAGCAAAATTTTTATTACTCTTGATAGGTAACTCTACATTCGTCAAATCTTTAAAATTACTTAGAATCTTTTTGTGATTAATTCTAACATCCAGAGTTTGACAATAATGCTGTTCAACAAGATGATTCATTATTCACCCCTAAATTTTCAAGTGACTGTCTTAAAACATTCCAATCAAGTAATGAAGCTTCTGATCGCCCATGATAAATCCGATAAAGCTGATGAGCTGTTAATGCATAACCAGAATTAGCTGCTAAGAAATCCCAAGATTGTCCGAACTTATTAACAAATATTTTTAATAAAGCTTGTTGGTCATTTAAATATGCTGTCGTTTCTTTAATTGATGAATGAATCAATAAGTTTTTTGATGTAACACCTGAGTCCATATAACTTTTGCCGTTATACTCATCTTTAATAGACTTCTCCATCCCCTGTTTCATATAGCCTTGATTCTCATTCTTGTTTTTAATCAAGTTAATTTGATTACCTTGAGCCACCCATTCTGCTAATTGGATAGCGAGCTCATTACGCTGTTTAGACTTAAGAAAAACATTTGAATAACTCATTGAATAATCATGTTTAGTAAGTTCCAATTTAGCATTCATAGTTTTGCTCCTAAACGATTATCTGCCCATACACATTCAATTTGAGTTAATCCCCCATGTTGAAACCGAGACCAAAGGCGATCACCTAAATCAGAAATCAAGCCATGAATAATTGTGCCTATCCGATCCTTAGTATCATTAAGCGCAAAATTTGAAATAAGCATTGTTGCTTTATCTGCGTCATAACGTGCATATAAAACCTTATGAACCACTTCTTTACGTTTTTCGCGATCATGCAAGCCATACTCATCAATAATGAGTAAGTCATATTCTGTATAACGATAAATAGTATTTTTTTCACTATCACCCTGACGATACCAAGCTCCCATGATGTCATTTGCTAACTCTTCACTGGTGATATAACGAGCTGTTTTGCCATTTTTAAGTAATGTTCTAGCCGTTGCACATGCAAGATGTGTTTTACCTGTCCCAGTTTTTCCCACCATAACCAGATTCGTTACCTGCCCTTTCATAATTCGTTCGGCGTAAGCTGCACAACTATTAAAAGCAATAATTTGTCCTGGTAATTCACAGCGATAATTATGAAAACCTGAGCTTTTATGACGTATAGGCAACATTCCACCAGCTAAATGATTTTCATAAACCATTTTTCTAACGGTTTTACTATGCTTGAGATTAGACTCAGTTACTTTATTAACAGCACATGTTGGACAGATTTCTAAACCAGCAATCTTGACCTTTTTCTCCAAATGAATAGAGCAAATATTTAACCCTGGTTCAAAAGAGTGATTAATTTTTGTCATTACATTCATACAAATTTCCCTCCCAACTCCAATGGCTTAATACTTTCGTCATATTCTGGCTGTTGGTATTCAAAAGCTTGATTTACATTTCCATGTATTCTTGAATTTAAATAAATTGACTTCGTTGATTTAGTTTTTGAAGCTTTTAACCTTTCAAACTTTTCAAATATCCATTGAGCAAACTTGCTGTGTCTTTGACTATCAGTTAGATATCGCGAAGTTTCATGGTGAGCATTGAAATTGCTCAAATGAAATTCAAAGTCATCCATAGATAAGATTTCTTGCACTTGCTGAGAGTATTTAGTCTTTTTCAAATAAGTAGCGAGATGATTTAAATCTGGTCTCCAATCTTCTGATTTCATGACGTTCGTTAAAATTACTTGAGAGAGAGTTTTTTCCTGTTCCTGTTCCTGTTCTTGCTTCTGTTCTTGGCTTAAAAGAACCTTGTTAGGGGCTTCTTTCTCTACATAGTGGTTATTCTTTCCTTCACGTCGATGCGTCATATAAAAAGCTTCAACATATTTATTATAAAAATTTTCTAAAAATGGATTTGAAGGTAAAGAGTCATAGTCCTTTTGAATACCTTTACAACGGTTATCACTTTCCTTCAACGATTCAGCAACCTGAAAACGAGCCATTTCATGTATCCAGATCATTTCTGAAACGTTGTCATAACTACAGAAACCTACTTTACATGCCCATTGAAGTCCCTTCTCTGCCCCTTCTAAGCCCAAACCAGTTTCATGAGCTATATATAAAAGAGGCATATAATAAAGACCAAGCATATTTGCGTGTGGACTCGTGATTAAATACATAGCCACGATAATGGATTCAGGACAGTCTCGTAGTTGTTTACCAGTTGTACCTGTCCAGAAATGTGGAGAAACCTTCCCATAATCACGCATTGGTATTTATCTCCTTAAGAAGAGCTTTAAAGGAATTTAAATAGGAAAAGATTTTATTTTCCTTACCTTTACAATTAACCGATTTGTTTTCGCGAAAACATTGTGGTAAATTTATTTTAAAATTCATTATGATTTCCTAATTAAATGAATTACCTAAAAAGTCTGATTTGCCGATCAGGCTTTTTGCTTTTTAAATTAAGTATGTAAAATTTCTTTTCACTGTTTGATAAAATCTAGTTAAAAAACCTTTTCAATCAAACCGATATCAGTCATTTAAAAAACTCCTAAAACTTAATATTTATCTAAATCTTTAGTGCAAAGATTAACTTGTAATATTCTTCTCGAACTCTTTTAGCGTTGGGCAAAGTTGATATGCTTTGAATCTCCCATTACTTACACACTCAGCCCGTAAAGCAATTTTTTCAGACATTTGACTTTTACCCGTTAACCAAGCATTAACCGAAGGTTGCTTAATAGAAAGGGCTTGTGCCGTTTTTGTTTGACTCCCGAAAAAGCTCACCAGTTGGATGTAGATTGAAATATTATCTATATTCATAACTATCAAACCCCTATCTTGATAGTTAATTTATAGTTTTAACTATCAAAAGTCAATAGTTTAGGTTATTTGATTTTAATAGTTTTAACTATAAAATTAGGTACAACGATTTTAAGGTTAATATCATGTCTGATTTAGCAACTCGTCTAAAAGCGGCTCGCTTAAAAGCAGGAAAGAGTCAATATGAAGTCGCTGAAGCGGTTGGTATTAAACAACCGACATATCAAGCGCTGGAAACAGGAAAAAGTTTAAAGTCAGCATTTCTTCCCTTAATTGCAAAATATCTAGGAGTAGATGCTTATTGGTTAACAACTGGTGAAGCTGAGGATTCTTTTAGTGAAGATGATTTGGTAAAACCAGTGGTAATAGATAAAGAAAATAATCAATATGTATGGATAGAAGTAGCTGAGGCTAATTTTTCATGTGGCACAGGTGAATCAATTGAATTTCATTTTGATGCGATTAATGGAAAAATTCCTTTTCCATCTTCTTTTTTCAAGGAAAAACATGTAGCTCAAGATTGTATGCGCATTATCAAAGCTAAAGGCGATAGCATGATGGACTATATAAAAGATGGCGATCTTGTAGGTATAGATATATCTCAAACACAAATTATCGATGGTGAAATATATGCTGTATATTTTGCTGGTGAAGGTATGCTAAAACAGATATTCAAAGAAGAAGATGGGTCTTTAATTCTCCACAGTCTTAACGAAAAATTTAGAGATCGGCGCGTAACAGAAGAAAATGGTAAAAACTTTAGAGTTATGGGTCGACAGTTCTGGAGAGCTGGATAACCCCTCCATAGACATGAAGTTTTGTAAAAAAGCCACAATTAATGTGGCTTTTTTATTAGCAGCAAGAAAGTAAAAGTTAAAATTATTATTTTAATAGTTAAAACTATTGACTCAATTAATAGATAAAACTATATTCAACTATATAATCTTTGAATCGTATTCAGAACAAGTCCAACTGCAACTTAATAAGAGGTAATTATGAAAGAAGATATAACACACAACTTGAACTCCCCCCACAAGTCTAGCCATAAACACAATTTATGGTTCTTAAATTTTAAAACTAATATTTTGATTACAATAAAAATGTTAAGCTTCTTATCAATAGGATTAATCATTTGGTTTATCGCAGCTGTGATTACAGTGAAATTTATTACTACCACCTAACAATAGATATGACTTTCCTCTAAAAAACTGGTAGTTTTCCACTATAGAGTACAACTCCATTGTCACTTTTGTTCTGTATCAATGTATAATTCCCATTTATTCAAAAGGTGCTGAAATCTTTTCAGTTCCTTTTTTATTTTCTAGATTTCAAAATTACTTGTTGATTTGATCAACACGCTTGTAATTTTAGGCATTTTTAAGTTTTATAATATGTATAGACTTTATGGGAAATTAATCGCTACAAATCAATATCTTAATATTTTCACTATCAAGTATAGTGAGTATATACTACTCAACTATCTTACAATTTATTCTAATTTTATAAAATTCCGACTATTTTACTTGGTTTATTAATCATTATCGCTCAAAATATACCCCTCTTTCATAATGTGAGAATTTCATGACTGATGCTTTGGTTTTAAGAGATTTGTCCAAAACATATCGTAATGGTTTTCAGGCGTTAAAACCAAAACATATCGTAATGGTTTTCAGGCGTTAAAAGGTATTAACCTCACTGTGCCTGAAGGTGAATTTTATGCGTTGTTAGGCCCAAATGGTGCCGGCAAATCAACAACCATTGGTATTATCAGTTCCCTCACGAAAAAAACCGAAGGAACAGTTGAGATTTTTGGACATAATCTCGACACTCACCCATCCTTGGCAAAACAACAACTTGGCGTTGTCCCTCAAGAATTTAACTTTGGACAGTTTGAAAAAGCGTTCGATATTTTAGTCACCCAAGCTGGCTATTATGGCATTCATAAAAAGATTGCAGAAAAACGTGCCGAGCATTATTTAGAAAAGCTAGGCCTCTGGGAAAAACGCAATATACAAGCACGTATGCTATCAGGTGGTATGAAGCGCCGACTCATGATTGCACGTGCCATGATGCATGAACCTAAACTTCTTATTTTAGATGAGCCCACTGCGGGTGTTGATATTGAATTACGCCGCTCTATGTGGGATTTTCTAACCGAAATGAACGAAAGCGGGACCTCTATTATTTTGACTACACATTATCTCGAAGAAGCAGAAATGTTGTGTCGTCAAATTGCTATCATTGACCGCGGTGTCATTAAAGAAGACACCAGCATGAAAAGTTTCTTAAACCAGCTGAGTGAAGAATCTTTTATTTTCGATTTGGCAGAACCCATTGCCCCACTCCAGTTAAATATTATTGGTGTGAAGTTCAACTTAATTGATAGCAGCACTTTAGAAGTGACAATGGATAAAGCACATACATTAAATGACTTATTCCAACTTTTAGAATCACAAGGTATTCGTGTTCGTAGTATGCGAAACAAATCGAACCGTCTAGAAGAGCTATTCGTCAAAATGGTCGAGAAAAATCTTGAAGGAGAGGCAAAATGAATTTTAGCCAACTGCAAATTGCCCTCTGGACTCTAGTTCGTAAAGAAGTACGCCGATTTCTACGTATTTGGCCGCAAACCTTGTTACCACCTGCGATCACGATGAGTTTGTACTTTGTCATTTTTGGTAATTTGGTTGGTTCGCGCATTGGACAAATGGGTGGCGTAAGCTATATGCAGTTTATCGTACCCGGCCTCATCATGATGGCGGTTATTACCAACAGTTATGCTAACGTATCTTCAAGTTTCTTTAGTGTGAAATTCCAAAAGAGCATTGAAGAACTGATTATGAGTCCAGTGCCACTACATATTATTTTGTGGGGCTATGTCATTGGTGGTATTTGCCGTGGTGTATTGGTCGGAGCAATTGTGACGACAATGAGTATGTTCTTTACAGACCTTTTTATACATAACTGGTTCGTAACTATATATACAGTCTTAATTACATCTGTTTTATTTTCCTTAGGCGGCTTCATTAATGCAGTCTATGCAAAATCATTTGATGATATTTCTATTATTCCAACTTTTGTCCTTACACCTTTAACCTATTTAGGTGGTGTGTTCTATGCCATTAGTGCACTTGGCCCTTTTTGGCAAAAACTTTCTTTAATTAATCCTATTGTGTATATGGTTAACGCTTTCCGTTTCGGCATTTTAGGTCATAGTGACGTGAACGTTACGTTTTCTTTAATCATTGTGACATTGTGCTGTGCTGTACTTTACGGAATTGCCTACTATTTACTTGCTCGTGGTTCAGGAATGCGTGAATGAGTGTCGAACAGTCTTTATTGGGTAAAGAAACTCAATATCCAACTAACTATCAACCTGATGTTTTATTTCCAATTGCTCGTGCTCAGTCTCGTGAAGCCTACTCGCATATTGAAGGTATTACACAAGGTAAAGATTGGTGGCATGTTTTTGAAATTTCATGGTTAAACGCTCATGCTATCCCGCAAGTTGCTATTGGCAGAATTACACTGCCAGCTTCTTCACCAAATTTGATTGAATCAAAGTCACTAAAACTTTACTTCAATAGCCTTAACTTCACACAGTTTGACTCTAAACAGTCGTTTATTAAAACGGTTGAAAAGGATCTATCTGCTGCGGCAGGTGCAAAAGTTGAGTTAACCTTATTTCAAGTAGATGATTTAGAGATTTCTAAGCCTCAAGGCATTTGTATTGATGACTTAGATCCAGAGCGTTTAGAGCAACATCCAGATGCGACTCTTTTAAAACGAGATGCGTCTGATGAAGAAGTCGAAATTGAACTGTATTCTCATCTTTTAAGAAGTAACTGCCCAGTCACGGGGCAACCGGATTGGGGTACAGTTTTTATCCGTTTTAAGGGCAAAAAACCTTGTTATCGTAGTGTTTTAGCTTATATTATCTCGTACCGTCAGCATAACGGCTTTCACGAACAGTGTGTCGAGCAGATTTTTGCTGATATTTGGCAAAATTTGCAGCCTGAAAAGCTGATGGTTTATGCAACTTATACTCGTCGCGGCGGACTTGATATTAAC